ATGTTAATTACAGTATTCCTTGGGTAAGCCATTAACAATATAATTGGAGATTTAAATGAGCGCAATCGTAAATTCAAATAACGTTATCTTCGCAAATGGTGGCGGAGCTGGAAATCCAGTTTATTATGTTCATACCGCAAACATAGAATTTGATAAGGTAAAAGATACTATACAAAATTCTGGTGTAGTTATTCCTTATTACTCTGTCATGGGTGGTAATTTTTTCTTCAATATCGACACTCAGGCCGTGGCTGGTTCTAGGTTAGGTTACACATTCGTTAACGATTCCATTTCTTCACAGCAAAAATGTTTTGTTTGGGAATCTGGTACTCCTGGTGAAGCAGACTATGCAACTGGTGTAGATATGGCTACGAGTTATCTGGAAATTCCGCAAGTTTCGTCTCAGACAACTTCTACTTCTGGTTGTGGATTCGACGGTTCTACAGCATATAATGCTCATTATGTCTTCCTTAAGAGTAATGAAAACGAAGGACAGCCGATGGAACTCGAATTGCCTGCACGTTCTGAAAGTGATATTTTCTACGATGCTGAGATTGGTTCTTATGACTGTGCAGAAGATGTTGGTCTTAGATTCGGTGTTAAATCTACCACCACCACTGCTGAGGACTATATCAGTGAAAATTCTATCGTTTTCCCGAAGACTGATAATGATAACCGCAGATCCTGTACTTTTGGCACGGTTTTAAGAGTTAAAAACACAAGTTACTCTCCTATGACTGTCTATCCTGCTGTAAGAACTGACTGGCATGGCGCATTCCCAGCAGGTTCAGAGTTCTGGGTCGATGATGACTCAATTAAGACAAGATCCTATCCTTTATAAATAAAATGTTAGGCGAATGTGGCGTTAATCCACACCGAGGACATTTTATGAAGAATTCTGTTAAGAAAGCACCTGTGGAGCCTAAAGAGGAAACTCCACAGGTTTTAAATTATAAAGAGGACCTTAAAGAACTAAAGCAGCTTCTTAAGGAAATGAATGAGCGTTTAAAAATGATGACAGGAGGCTAATATGGGACATGCTACAGATTTGGGCCGTCATAGAATGAACAGAAGACTAGCACAGATGAAATTCTTATTGGAGAATTTTACTAAGCCCGTATTAGTAGCTGATGCAAATGGCGATATCAAATTCGAAGAGAATGGCTATTCTCCTACTGGCATTTCATTAGCTCTCTTAAATTCTAATATTGAAAATGCGTGTAAAGGTGATGTAATTTCGCCAAACCAAATTGCTACATTCATGTCTCATGTGCAGGGATATTTGCCGAAAGAGCTTCGTCCTAGCGACTATAGATGCAAACCTTTATTCACATACAATACATTTAGCTCAAATTGTGATATGGGAGAAGAGACTAAAGAAATTATTGAGGCTATGCGTGAATGGTATTATTGCATGAAGCACCAAATCATGAATGATATTACTTTCAAATATTATCGTGAAGGAAAGGTGCAATATAACGAAATCCTCAAGAGACGCTTTAAGAACGAATATAGCGAAAAGGTAGAACAGGCTGTTGACGCTAATGTCAATAGCGACAATCAGATTAATATTGTTGTAGAGCAAATTTAATGGATATTAAAGTTCAACTATTTAAACACCAGATGGAGTTATTGCGTTCGACTGATGATATTGTATATCTTCAGTGCGGACGCGGTTGAAGAGCGCTGGTAAGTCATATGTAGCCTCTCTGATGGCCGTTCTGGCATTATTGAAAGGTGAAAGAGTAATCTGTTTGGGCCCCTCGTTCAGACAGGTTACTGAAGTATTATTTAGTGAATGTATAAACAGACTTTATGAATTCTTGAAGCCTGGTGATTTCGAGATCCACAAAGTTTCTATGAAGATATGCTACAAGCAAGGTATCATTTATTTCGCATCCTATGAAAATCTCGATAACTTGCGTGGTTTTACTAAGATTTCATTGGCAATATGCGATGAGGTTGCACTAGCTGAGCCTGAAATGTTAAATATATTGCCCTTCTGCATGCGTGATACTGGTGTAAAGACTCGCCAAATCTGGCTATCAACGCCCCGAAGTATGTCCTGGGTAACTTCTTATGTCAAGGAAAACAATATTCGCGTTATTTCTGCGACTACACGTGATAATACAAGGATTACAGAACAAGAAATAGAATTGATGCGCAAGTCTTGTATTTCAGAAACAGCTTGGCAACGTGAATTCTATGGTATTCCAGTAGACGACGAGAATTCTGGTCTTATATTTAGTGAAGAGCTATTGGAACCTGCACCACAATCTGGTACCTGCATAACTATCGGTATAGACTGTAGTGGCCTAGGACGTGATACTAACTGTATTGTATTGAGAAGAGGAAATAAGATTGAAAAGATAGAAAGGATAGGTATTGCTACAGCTAAGACTATTTATTCTATTATAAGAAATTGGGTGCATGAGTATGGATTGCACAATTTATCGGCAATAAATATAGACCAGGCATTTGGATTGGGATTAAATGAATTATTGGCTGAAACTGATTTAGCTCCTTATGTTAATCTTGTGCCATTTGGAGGCGCACCTGAAGATAAGGCATATTTGAATATCCGTGCTGAGATATATTTAAAGGCAAAGAAATTTATTGTTGAGCATGGTATTTCGGGATTGGACGATACACTCAAAGAAGAATTAAAAGCTACAAGGTATATTATGAGTAATCATGATCGCATCCAAATTATCCCCAAAGACGATATTCGCCTAATTCTGAAGCGCTCACCAGACAGTGCTGATGGATTAGCTTTGACTTTTTACACTGAAGACCGTCCACGTGGACTGTTAAATGAGCGAAAAGCTCGTCAACAGACCTACATGGATTAAAGGTTTCTATAAATATAAACGTATGGCAATGGCCCGCCTAAAGTGGCTACAGGAAAACAAAATATGATTAATGATGAATTCTTTGATGGTTTTGAGGAACCTACAGAAACCGCTGAAACTTCCGTAGAATCCGAAAACACCGAGAATGCCGTGGAGTCTGAAGGAAATCAGCAGCCTGCAGAATCCGAACAGGTTGGAGAAACGGCTAATCCGCAAGAAACACCGCAACGTAGGCAGTATACTCCAGAGGAGAGAGCTCAGTATAGTTTCCGCAAGCAGTTAAATAAGCAGCGAAACAAATATGAAGGCCAGTATAATCAGTTGCAGACACAGTATAATCAGTTACTGGACCGTCTTGACAGATTAGAACATCCCGAGAAGTATCAGCCACTCAACAGGCAGCAGTTCCAAGATGACGATTCTTACATTGATGCATTAGTGCAGCAGAGATTCGACAACATGTGGGCTCAGAAGCTGGAAGAGGTGCAGAACAAATATAATGAGCAGGCCCGTGCTAATGAAGAAGTCACAGCCTACCGTAATAGAGCAAATGATAATGTCAAGAAATTGTTTAAAACACCTGAAAGTGAAAAACAGTATCGAGACGCTGTTAACATAGCTTTACAGAACGGTTTAGGTGAGTTGATTGATCAGGACAAGGAAACTGCAAAGTTTATTATGCGTTCAGACTTTGGGCCTAAGATTGTTTATGAATTGGCCACTAAACCAGAACTTGTTGAAGAAATGTTTGCGGACAGTGTAACGGATATGGACAGACAGTTCAAAATCCGACAATTGGAAGACCGAATTAGAGCCGAACTGGCACCTAAGCCACAAGTAATCGGTAAGCCGGGAATCCAGCAAGAAACAACAAGAGGTTCAATTTTTGACTCCGATGAAAGTGTCTTAAATTTCCTCAGAACTCATTAAAGGATAAAAAATTATGATTAAAGGTAATATTGACGTAAACAACACTAACAAGTTTAGTAACAACCACAAGACCAAGCTTTTAGCTGGTGAAATTTATGATGGCCTTCCGTATTTGAAGAAAGCTCATTCCTACATGACGCAGGGTGAACTCGAAGGTAAGAAGTATGGTAAGAATTATACCATTTATCTTCCGGATGCTGGTACTGTTCAGGATGGTCTCGTAGCTGACCCTGATTCTATCAACGAAGTTGAAGTTGAAGTTACTCTTGAAAACAAGAATACTTCTGTTGAAGTCGATGCATGGAACAAGATGAATGATATTGAATCGTTCACCAACGAAATTGCTAAGCCGAAGGGCCGTAAGCTCGCTCGTTCTGTTGAAAAGGACGCTATCGACAAGACTATCGACCAGACTTTCCAGGCTGTTGTTGGTTCTGCCAACTTCAAGACCCTCACAGACGCTTCCAAGGCTCTTGATGAAGTTTCTGTTGATGGTACTAAGGTTACATTCATTAAGCCGACTGTTGGTGGTACTATTTCTAATGGCGGTCTCGCTAATTTCATCCCATCTGAAATTCAGACTAAGATTTATAAGGATGCTTATCTTGGCCAGTATGCCGGTGCTTCTATTATCGAAGAAAACCTTCTTCCGGTTATCGATGTAACGGCTGCAACTGGTACTAAGGGTGCAGAATATGCTGTAACTGCTATTAGCGGTGAAGGTGCTCTCTCTAGCACGGTTGTTGGTTTCGATGTAGCTCTTACTCCGGTAACTGCTTACAATGGCCAGCCTGTTGCATTCCCTGCAAAGGTTATCGGTGTTGACGGTATGGAAACTGATCAGGACGTTGTTCTCACTGTTTCTCCGAAGATGCCTTCTGTTCGTGTAGCTGTTGAAGGTTACAATCCGAACAATGCTAACGCTTGGATTCCGGCTTCTGAAGTTGCTTCCTTCACTGGTGGTGACCTCGGCACTATCCTTCCGGCTGGTAAGTATGCTCGTGGTATTTGCCGTACTGAAGATGCTGTCGGTTTCGATAAGTATAGCTTCGGTGACCTCGAAGGTTGGGAAACTTCTACTGAATCGGTTGGTAACATCACTCTTAAGGCTACCAAGGCTTCTAACCCGAAGACTATGGAAAGCTTCTGGCGTCTGGACCTTCCGTATGCCGTTAGCCTCCCAGAACCGAGACGTGCAGTCGGTGTCTACTTTAAGATTGACTAATATATACTGAATTATAAACAACATAGGTTGATGTGAAATACCATCAACCTTTTTTGTTGGTATAAATATATAGTATTATGTAAGGAGACTTATGTCAATAGTTGTAAATAGCCTTATAAATGATGCTTTTCAGAAATGTAGCTTGGTAGGTGATGGACAATCTGCTAGCGGAACTATGGCTGTTAATGCATTAAAAGATTTAATTTCTGTTATTGCTTATCTTAATGAGCAAAACCTTGTTTTATCGGATGTCGAAACAGCTGACGTCCATTGTAATGGTCATATCCGTGTCATGGAAAGTCTTCCTGAAGATTGGTATGAATTGGACAGTTGGCCAACTGATTTAACAAACTATAGGCCTGGTTGTGTAATAAAAGTAGGCAACGAATTTAGAACGGTTAATGTTGAAGGTCAAATAAAACATACAGTTCCAATGAACGGTTTTGATAAATGGCCAGATCTTATAATTTCTCCACTGCCAGATAGAATTCAGGCACTTTCTAGAAAATTAGGCAACAGATTTATTCAGTTATACCCTGCAGAACGTCAGTTACTTGACAGTCATACAAAGCAAACTTTACCGACATTCTATACGGCTGAAACACAATTGGAAAGTGTAAAAGTAATAAACCGTGAATATAATTACGAAGTTTACATTATAGATACTGATTCTCATATTCCACTTCATTATCGCATTACGTATTTAAAGAAGATTCCTAATTATAAGTTGAATGACCGCTTATATTATAGCGAGAGAGTTCTCTCTATTATTGAAGATGGATTATGCGCAAAATTATGCTTACGCTATAAACTGACAGATATTAAGCCATTGTTTGATGGAGAATTTGAAAATGGTGTCAGATTGTTAAAGCGTTCTAATCAGAGCAATAGACCTATGACATATCAGGAGAACGGTGGTGGCTTTATGGATGCATATTTTGATGCATTTGCTCCAAGGAGTTGGTAATGGCACAAAGCAAAATTGTCTATTCATTTACTGGTGGAACTGCTAAGACTAAATCACCGAATATAATGGGTGCAGCAATAAGCCGCAACATGTATACGGGGTTCAATGGCAGTAAAGATGACGCCAGAAAGTATATGCAGAGCTGCCCAGGCATTAAGTTCTTAATGTCTCTTGGTGAAGATGCCCAGATTGATGGTATTTATGTGCCATCAACTGGTCTTTCTGTTACTAATTTCACGCCATCATTATTTGTCGCTTACAAAGGCGATATTTACCGTATTGATAATGCATACGAAACTGAAGTTATTGGTCATTATACTTCTGGTAATAACGTTCAATTTGAAGAATCGGGCGGTGAACGAGCTATTCTTCTTTGGGTAGATGGTGTAGCAATTTATGGTTATGACTTAAAGAATGGCACAGCTGTAGATATTACGCTTCCAAAGAGAATTACAGAAAATGCTTATATTAGGCCTACGCATATTGCTGTAGTTTCGGGTTCTATCGTTCTGAATGACCTTGGTTCTGGCTATGTCTATTATTCTATTCCATATCCATTATCACAAGAAAAGAGAAATGTATTTAATATTGTAGACGGAGTTGTTCAGTATAAAGACGATGGCATTACTGTTGAAATGCGAGAAGTAGATTCTGGTGAATATTGCTTCCTCGACGACTATGGCGTGCAGCAATATTTTAATGCTGAATCTTCTTCAGATAAAGTTATAGCCATTAAGTCGGTTGGTTCTCTTCTTACACTTTATGGACCGACATCTATTGAATTCTGGCAGAGAGGTGATGCTGAATCTTTCCAAACTTGGCAGCGTGTTAGCTATACTATCAACAAGGAACAAGGTCTTGAGGCTAAGTATTCTTTGGCTTCTGTTAATCAGACACAGTTCTGTATAGGAACAGGTAAGGCTAATGCAAAATGTGTTTTGATGATTGAAGGCACAAAGGTTACGAAGATTTCAGAAGAATGGCTTGATAGAATCCTTAACGAGAATGATGTTTCTAATACTCGTGCATGGACCTATTCTATCAATAATCACAGCTTCTATTTGTTTACAGTAGGCAATGAAACTTATTGCTATGATGCAATAACACAAGAATGGCATATTAGAAGTTCTCGTAACTTCTACACTTCTAAAAATAAACCATATATGCCATTATATGCCGTATGGTTCAATAACAAGATTATTACCGGCTGTTGCGAAAACGGTAATTTGTATATTCTCGATGACAATTACTATAAGGAAGATTTCAATGCCACTGATAGTTTACCTTTATATCGTGTTAGACAGACTCCTGTAATTACAGCCGATTACCGTCCTTTTGTCATATTCGAATTGGCTTTAGAGTGCAATGCTGGTCACATGGAATATTATAACTATGACGCTAAAGCATTACTTCAGATTTCAAACGATGGTGGATATACCTTTAATAACGTTATTGAAAGTTCTTTAGGTCAAAGAGGCCAATATTGGGCAAGACTAAGATGGCTGAATCTTGGCACAGTTCGTCAGTGTGTATTAAAAGTAACATTCAGTGAAGATTCTGATTTTGTAATATCAGATTCTGAACTAAGATA